AGCAGAACATCCAACCAAGGTTGATTGGAAGATTCCTTTAAAAGGAAAGCTAGGTGAATGGTATCCTGTTATAAGGGTTGGGAGGCACGTACCTTTTGGGTACAAACAAGATGAAAATGACGAATATCTTTTAATTCCTATTCCAGAAGAATTAGAATTATTAGAAAAAGCTAAGTTGTTTTTAAAAGAGTACAGTGTTAGACAGGTATCTAATTGGTTATCAAAAGAATCTGGTAGGTACATCTCTCATGTAGGATTATATAAACGTGTCAGAATGGAAGAAAAAAGACGCAGGGCAGCATCCAACTACAAACAGTATGCCAAAAAGTATAAAGAAGCGTCAAGGAAAAGCCAGAAAATCGAAGAAGAAAGAATTGGTGGTAGAAACACCAGAAGTCTTGGCCCAGATGAGGACTACATCAAACTCGAAAGAGGGGAGTGTTGTCCCTTCTGTGGTCAAACAAGAAGTAATATTTCAACCTAACCCAGGTCCACAAACTAAGTTTTTAGCATCTACAGAACAAGAGGTACTATACGGAGGAGCAGCAGGTGGTGGTAAATCGATGTCGTTGGTGGCTGATCCAGTTAGATATTTTACGAATCCACATGCACGAATGTTACTTGTTCGTAGGAGTACAGAAGAGTTACGAGAGCTTATATCAGTAAGCAAAGAACTTTATCCAAAAGCAGTACCTGGAATAAAGTTCATGGAAAGAGATAAGACTTGGGTAGCCCCATCAGGTGCAACACTCTGGATGTCATACCTTGATAGAGATGATGACGTTATGAGATACCAAGGGCAAGCCTTTAACTGGATAGGGTTTGACGAACTAACTCAGTGGCCCTCAAGTTATTCTTGGAACTATATGCGTTCAAGGTTACGTAGTACAAGAGCCAGTGGTCTACCTCTTTACATGAGGGCAACAAGTAACCCTGGAGGGCCAGGACACACTTGGGTACGTAAACACTTTTTAGATCCGAACCCACCTGGAGAATCCTTTTGGGCAACAGACGAAAACGGTGAAGTGATAAAGTGGCCTAGAGGACACACAAGAGAGGGTGAACCTCTATTCAAAAGAAAGTTTATACCTGCTACATTATTTGATAATCCCTATCTTTCTGAGGATGGCTTGTACGAAGCAAACCTTCTTTCCCTTCCAGAACATCAAAGAAGACAGTTACTAGAAGGTGACTGGGATGTAAATGAAGGAGCAGCCTTTCCAGAGTTTAATAGGCAAATACATGTAATTGACCCATTTGATATACCTAACAACTGGATTAGATTTAGAGCTTGTGATTATGGTTACGGATCTTATACTGGTGTTGTTTGGTTTACAGTTGCTCCAGGATCAGAACAGCTAATAGTGTACAGAGAGTTGTATGTTTCTAAAGTCATAGCTACTGATTTGGCTGACATGATCCTGGACATTGAGCAAGAAGAAAAAATACGTTACGGAGTTCTTGACTCCTCTCTTTGGCACAACAGAGGTGACACTGGACCTAGCCTAGCAGAACAAATGATTATGAAAGGTTGTAGATGGAGGCCATCTGATAGATCAAAAGGATCTCGTGTAGCAGGTAAAAACGAAATACATAGAAGATTACAAGTAGATGACTTTACAGAAGAGCCTAGACTAGTTATATTTAATAATTGTTTAAATCTCATATCGCAGCTTCCTTCAATACCTTTAGATAAGAAGAATCCTGAAGATGTAGATACTAACTCAGAGGATCACTTGTATGACGCATTAAGGTATGGTGTCATGACAAGACCTCGAAGTAACATATTTGACTTTGATCCTAATTCTTCAAGAACAGGTTTTCAAGCATCAGATCCCACCTTTGGATACTAAGGACATAAAATGGCAGAAGAAGATAATTTTGAAACAGATGACATCTCTATGGATGAAAGTGATTCCTCTTTTATAGAAGATAAAGAAGACAGTGAACAAGTCAGTGATCCAAAAATTGGAACTGTTGTCGGTTTTGTTGAGGGTAAATATTCTAAAGCAGAGAAAGCTAGGTACACAGACGAACAGAGATGGATAAAATCTTATCAAAACTACAGAGGTATATACGGACCAGACGTACAGTTTACATCTACAGAAAAGTCTAGAATATTTGTTAAAGTTACTAAGACCAAAGTTCTAGCAGCTTACGGTCAGATTGTCGATGTTCTGTTTGGATCAAACAAGTTTCCTATTACGATCAACCCTACTACTCTACCAGAAGGTGCAGCAGAGTCTGTGAACTTTGAAACAAACCCTGAAGCACAAAAAGCTGAAGACCAAAGACCTTCTATGGCTGAAGCTTCTTTAGAACCAGGTGAAACCATAATAGATCTTAAAGAAAGATTAGGTGGTTTAAAACCTAAAGTTGATCCTGTTCTAGACTCGTTGAAAGAAGGCCCAGGAACAACAGCAACTAAAGTAACTATACACCCTGCTATGGTTGCTGCCAAGAAAATGGAAAAGAAAATACATGACCAACTAGAAGAGTCAAATGCTAAGAAACAATTACGAAATGCAGCATTTGAGTGTTCTTTATTTGGCACTGGTATTATGAAAGGGCCATTTGCCATAGACAAAGAATACCCTAACTGGGACGATGAAGGTTCTTACAGCCCTACCTATTCCACTATACCTCAAACCTCTAGTGTAAGTATCTGGAACTTCTATCCTGATCCAGATGCTAACAACATGGACGAAGCAGAGTACGTAGTTGAAAAACATAAGATGTCTCGTTCTCAGATGAGAGCACTAAAGAACAGACCATTTTTTAGAGAAAATGCTATTGATACAGCTATTAGTATTGGAGAATCCTACAACAAAGAGTGGTGGGAGCAGGTCATGGAGGATGCTGACCAAGAGACTAGAGCAGAACGTTATAACGTCCTTGAGTTCTGGGGTTACGTAGACACAGACATTCTAGAAGAGCATAACATAGAGATTCCAAAGGAATTAAAAGATCAGGATCAAGTATCAGCTAATATCTGGATTTGTAATGGGCAAGTACTAAGGCTCGTAATGAATCCGTTTACTCCTACTATCCTTCCTTACTACGCAGTTCCTTTTGAGATTAATCCTTACAGCTTCTTTGGGATAGGTATAGCTGAAAATATGGATGACACCCAAACCCTCATGAATGGATTTATGAGGATGTCGGTGGACAATGCAGCACTATCAGGTAACTTGTTAATTGAAGTAGATGAAACAAACCTAGTGCCTGGACAAGACCTAAGTATTTACCCTGGCAAAGTCATTCGCAGAGCAGGGGGAGCACCTGGGCAAGGAATCTTTGGAACTAAGTTCCCCAACGTATCTAACGAGAACATGCAGATGTTTGACAAAGCAAGGGTACTAGCAGATGAATCAACTGGCTTTCCTTCTTTTGCTCATGGTCAAACAGGCATACAAGGAGTGGGTCGTACTGCTTCTGGTATTTCTATGCTTATGTCTGCTGCCAACGGTAGCATACGTACTGTTGTTAAAAATGTAGATGATTACTTACTAGCTCCTTTAGCTAAAGCTTTCTTTTCTTTTAACATGCAGTTTGACTTTGATCCTGAGATCAAGGGTGACTTAGAAGTTAAAGCTGAAGGAACAGAAAGTTTAATGGCTAACGAGGTTCGTAGCCAAAGGCTTATGCAATTTCTTGGTGTTGTACAAAACCCAGTGCTTGCACCTTTTGCAAAAATGGATTATATTATTAGAGAGATTGCTAAGTCTATGGATCTTGATCCTGATAAACTTACAAACTCGATGAGTGATGCAGCAATACAAGCTGAGATCTTAAAGAAATTCCAAGCAGAAAACCCACCTGAAGTAGACCCTAATGCACCTCAACAAGGTGTTCCAAGTCCAAAGGCTGCACCACCTGCAGGTGCACAAGTTCAAGACACACAGGGATCAGGAGGTGGACAAGTAGGAACAGGTACTGCTCCCATTCCAGGGGAACAAGGATTTTCGGGAAATGTTGGTCAAGGATAAATGAGTTTAAAACTATTAGTAAATGACGTAAAAGTATGGGATGCTTTCAATGTTGAGTTAGACAAAAGACTAGCATTTACCCACAGACAACTAGAACAAACAATGAAGCCTGAAGACTTATACAGGCTACAGGGTGAAGCAAGAGCATTTCGTAGATTAAAACTTTTGAGAGATGAAGTGAATGGACCAAAACCAGACTAGCGATCAAATGGAAATGTTTGGTTACACTGCTGAAGGAGCACAGCAGGAAGCTGACAAGTTTGTAGAGGAAGCAGGAAACTTAGAAGAGGATATATCTAAGGCTGCATCTTTTGTTGTTCCATTCTATGACTCAGGTGTAAACATATCAAATGTTGTACAGGAGTACATGAAGCCTGAACAAGAACGTGACTACGATTACATAAAGAGCCAGTTTACAGAAGCAGGTCAGAGTGCTGCCATAGAGGGTGGTCTACTTCTTATGGGTGGTGTTGCAGGTAAATACGGAGCTAAAGGTATCAAGGCTCTAGCTGATAAAGTAAAACAGTACGAGATAGATCCTACAGCAATGTCAGCATTTGGTGCAGGAGCTATTAAGAAAAAAACAGATAAAGAAATGATTTCTGTTTTTCCTAAACCAGAAAGAATGTTTCCAGAAGAATCAAGACCTAAAGGTGGTGACTATTTAAACCCTGCCACAGGAGAAGTTTTATCTGGTAGAAATGTATCAAGTGCTAAACTTAGTATTTCACCAGAAGGTAAACCATCTTTTAAAGTGTCTAATGACAACGTGGAAGAAGTAGGATCTGTAGGTAAAGGAAAGACACAAATAAAAACTAACTTGTTTAAAAAGAAAGCAGGTTGGAAGTGGACTAAAGCACCTGAAGGAATGGAAGACATTGCAACTCTCATTTCTGTAGAAAACAGGGGTAAACATTTTTACACAATAGAAACAGATTTTTCTAAAGGTGTTAATCTTAAAAAATATCCTAACTCAAAAACAGAGCCAAGACTTAGACCTACTGTAGTTGGTGAGATTGAGATTGGCCCTCAGATTGGAAACATTTCTGTTCGTGGTAAAGAGCATCCAGTCTATCAAAGTATTAGAACATTTAACAAAGGTGGGGCAGTAATGGACGATCAAATGGAAATGGCATTTATGGAAGAAGGTGGATTACAAGATGATGGAATGGATCAAGATCCTGTGTCAGGTAATGAAGTTCCTTCTGGGTCATTGGCTAACGAAGTGCGTGATGATATTCCTGCACAACTCTCTGAGGGTGAGTATATTGTTCCTGCTGATGTGGTTCGTTTTTACGGTGTAAAATTCTTTGAAGACTTACGAAAAGAAGCTAAACGTGGACTAGCTGACATGGAATCTAACGGACGTATAGGTGGTGAACCTGTACCTGCAGGTGGTCCTGTAAATGAAGAAGATCTTTCTGATCAAGAGAAAGCTGTTCTTGAAGAAATAATGAGTGGTATGGCAGAAGGGGGAGAAGTTCAGAATCCTTTTAAACAACAACAGATGATGTACAATCAACCTGCTCCAAGTGCTATGGGTAATAACCAAATGGTAATGGGTGCTCAAGCAGGGACAGATGTAAGTAAAGAACAGACTGAACAAGCAATTATAAATGCAGGTCAACCCAGAGATTTTAACACAGGTAATTTTGGTATGGGTTTTAGTTTTATGAATCCTAGTGAACCTGTTGCAGAGACACTTCAAGAAGAAGTCACAAAAGCTCCTATAACATTGTACTCACCTGATGGAACTCCTATGGAGCTACCTGCAGGAACTCCTATGTCAGTGGTTCAAAGTTTTAAAGATCAAGGTTATACTGAAACTGCTCCTGCTGCAACTACACCTAAGATTGGTGTTGATACTGGTGATCCTACTGATCAGTTTAAAACTAAAGACGATGAAGATAATAACATAACAGCTTTACAAGAAATTAAATGGGGTGATGACGATGCCGTTATGAAGTGGGCAGAGGGTCAAGCAGAGACACCTTTCAGCAAAGGTCTTATAGGTGGAGCTATGGCAGGAACTGCTGTAGCAAATATAAGAGCTTCTGCTATCATAGCTAGGAGTAAGTACGGAGAAGACTCTGAGTTAGCTAACAGATTGGATACACTAGCTAACGAAAAGTATGAAGAGCTAGGACCAGTAGGAAAAACACTAGAAGCAGTATTTGGTATGTCTGGTGAAAAGAGAGCAGAACGATACCTAGCTAACGTCAAAGAAGATCCTGTTGTAGCTGCAACAAAAGATAAGACTCCTGCAGCTTTTGTAGATACAGATCGTTTTAACCTCACTAAAAAAGAATCAAAAGGAATTGCTGATAGTGTTTCAGACGTAACAATAAAAGGACGTACTGATTCTTCTGGAAAGAAAGCAGGAGACAAAGATTATAAGTCTGCTCTAGTAGAAAGAAAAGAACGTAAAAAAAGAAGAGAAAGAGTAGCAAAAGCAAAAGCTAATATACAAAAAAATAAGAGAGATACAGCAGTTAAAAAAGCTAAATCAATTAGCAGTAAAGTAACAGGTAAGGGAGCAAAAGCTGTAAGTGCAACACAAAAAGCAGGTGCGTTTAATAAAGGTGGTCTAATGACCAAAGGCAAAAAGAAATAATAAGGCTACTCAGCTACGGCTGACCCCAACAGAAAAGGAAAAAATATGCCTGAACTAACTACTATGGAAAAACCTAAAACAGCAGGTTTCGTTGATCGTGGATATAACCACTCAAGGAAACAAAAACGAATGGAAGATGAAGAGGCAGAGATTGCCAAGCTAGAAGCAGAGGCTCGAGGTGAAGAAGTTGCTGAAGATAAACCCGATAGCGAAAGCACTAATGAACCCGAAGTTCAAGCAACAGATAGTGCCGAACAAGAAGAAGCCCAAGAAGAAACCGAAACACAAGAAGATGATTCAGGACTAGATGCTGAAGAAAAGTCTTTTAAGAAACGTTACGGTGACTTACGTAGGCATATGCAAGATAAAGAAAAAGAGTGGAATGAAAAACTAGACACTCTTCAAACCAAATCTAAACACGAAAATATTGTACCTCCTAAGTCTGATGAAGATATAGATGCTTGGTCAAAGAAATATCCAGACGTAGCAGGTATTGTTGAAACCATAGCAGCTAAAAAAGCTAAAGAGATGTTTAGCAAAGCTGAATCAAGGTTACAAGAATTAGACGAAGCTCATACTGAAGCTCTACGATTAAAAGCAGAGAATGTTATTCGTAAGTCTCATGATGACTTTGATGAATTAAAACAATCAGATGCTTTCCATAACTGGGCAGATGAACAACCTAAGTGGGTTAAGGATGCACTCTACGAGAATGCTGATGATCCTGCCTCAGTTATACGTGTGATTGATTTATACAAAGTTGACAACGGTATGACACCTGCAGCCAAACGAGATAATAAGAAAGCTGCAGCATCTACCGTTACAAAAGGAACTCGTACTTCTATTGATGCCAAGGGTGTATCAGGACAAATTAAAGAGTCTGATGTATCTAAGATGTCAAACAAGGAGTTTGAAGAACGTCAGGACGAAATTAACGAAGCTATGCGTAAAGGTAAATTCGTCTACGATGTGTCTGGTAAAACCAGATAAATAGTTGACACTTAAGATGTCTTCTATATAACTATACGTATCTTACGTGAAGCCCCCTTTTGGACTACCTTCACAGATACTTTCTACTAAAAGTCTAAACTAAGAAGAACTACCTGTCCAAGTATAGGCCCAGTGGTATTTGGTTGCGCAATTGAATGCTATCTGCACCCTAGAAAACGTACAGCCTCTTTCAGATGTT